CTAAATTCCTACCAGTATGGTCATTTTGAAATAATCCAAACTTGCAAGTAATTGCCACTTGATATTCTACACAATTAACACAAGGTTTCTCACAAGAAGCTAAAGAGATTTACGAATCACCTTCATTTAAGAAGGTATTTCCTAGAACTAAATGATTATCTAAAACACAGAATACAAAGGATCACTGGAAAACAGAAGATTGAGGCATGTTTTATGCTACAGGTACAAGTTGAACTATTACTGGTAAAAGAACAAATCTATTTATTATTGATGATCCTATAAAACCAGATGAAGCAAATAAGTCTGATGTTGTTAGAACATGAGTAAATAATCGGTATGAAAATACTGTAATTTCTAGGCTTTTTAATCCTATTAAGGATGCTATAATTATTATTATGCAAAGAACTCACCAAGATGACTTATGTGGTCATTTAATTGAGAAAATGGAGAAAGGTTATTGAGAAAAGTTTAGAGTCTTAAGCCTTCCTGCTATTGCTACAGAAGATGAAGTATATGAAACAAGATATTGAACTATTCGTCGTAGTGAATGAGAACCTCTTGCTCCTAAGAGATTTACATTAGAATCTTATGATTTGATTAAGAAGTCTTGAGATAGAGTTGTTTTCTCTACACAATACCAACAAAACCCAGTAGATAAAGAATCACAAGAATTTCATGAAGAATGGTTTCAGTATTATGATAATATGCCAGTATGAGGTTGAAGAATATTTACAACTGTAGATCCAGCATTCAGTAAGAAGTCTAGTGCAGATGATTCAGCTATTGTAACTTGAATGTTTATAAATGAAAAGATGTACATCTTAGAGTACACAGCTTGAAAGTTTGATTTATGAGAACTTGTAGACAAGATGATCTATCATATTCAAAAGTGGAGTCCAGAGAAGATAGGTATTGAAGCTTTCCAGGCTCAGGTTACCATTTCCTTTAGTTTGAGGGTTGAATTAGATAAAAGAGGTATCTACTGTCCTGTAGAAGAAATAAGACAAGCAGGGGACAAAGAAAGTAAGATTAGAAGACTTACAGCTCTTTACAGAAACTGACATATCTACCACAAAAGATGAATGGATAAACTAGAAAAGCAACTATTAGAGTTCCCAAGATGAAAACATGATGATGTAATTGATGCTGAGCAAATGCTATATAACATGTATGAACTACAACCAAACACAGTACAATCATTTAGCATTCCAACGATTAAATATGATTCAAGCTGAAGACCAGTATTCAGCTAGTTTGCTTTATACTGCAAACTCACTAAACTATTAATAGTTATGGAAATAACACACGTAAAAAACGAATATGTCTAATATCTCACCAGATCAACAACTAGAACTTGCACAATATATTAAACAAACCTTTAGTAACTATGAGAAGCTAAATGGTGAACACAGAACTAAACTTCTATCTATATACGAACAATATATCTCTTTTGAACAACCAAGAGATACTGATTGGTCTTCTTCATTTAAAGTTAACTATGCACATCAAACAGTAAACAAAACACTTCCTAGACTTATTGCTAAAAACCCTAGATGGTTAGTAAGCACTAAGACTGATGAGTTTCTTCCTGAAGATAGATTGTTACAAGGTGAAGAAAGAGCAACTAGACTTAAAGAAATGAGTCAAATGTCTGAATGAGTACAAGCTTACTTAACATACATCTGGGAAAGATACAATCTTAGAGAACCAGTAAGACTTTGGGCTAAAGACATGCTTAAATATGGTAATGCTTACGCTAAGATTAAGTTTAAGTACGAAATGACTAAGACTAAGGTTAACTGAGAGATTGAAGAGAAGGTTATTTGAGAATATCCAACTATTGAACCAATTTCTTGGACTGATATTTACGTTGATCCTAGATACACGATCTTAGAAGACATGCCAGCTGTTATTACTGTTACTGAAAGAGTAAGATTTGCTGATTTAAAAAGAAAAGAAGATAAATACATCAACCTAGATAAGATTGATAGCTTACCGACTCAAGATGAATATGGTAATGATACAGAAGGTTCTAAACTTAGAATATATGCTATTACTTGAATCCCTACAACTGATATTACTTGATGAGTAAATAAAGATGAACTTACTTTAAAGACATTCGAATGAAAGTATGACCTAAAAGGTTGAGATGAAAGAATGTACAGAGTTACAACTGTTAATGATTACATTGTAATTGAGTTTGAAGAAATCACTTGATTATCTATTGAAGATATTAAATGTTTTGATGAATCTGAAACACACTTCGCTACTTGAATGGTAGAACCTATCCTATCTCTTCAAGAGGAAGCTAACTTTAAAAAGAACTCTGCAAGTGAATACGTTAATAACGCACTTAACAGGTCTTGGATATGGAGTCCAAACTCTTGAGTTAATCCAGCTGATTTAGTTTCTAGACCTAATAACATTATTGCTACTACTAAAGATGCTGCAGTAGCTCAAGCTAATCTTATTGAACTTCCTCACAGGAACTTACCTACTGATTACTTTCAAGAACAAAACGACATTGAAAGACAAATCCAAAACGCTACATTTACTGTTGATACTTCTGCACAAAGAAGCCAACAAGCTTTAACTAATACAGCTACTTGAATTAGAGTTAAATTCTTCGAGAATAATTCTGTAATTGATGAACTAAGAAAGCATTTCGAGGAATGATTAGAAAAACTAGCTTATAAATTACTTCAAGCTACTTTCGAAAACATGGAAGATAACATTGTTATTAAGAAACTATGACAAGAAGGTTTCTGGGAGATTAATAAAGAACTTCTAAGAGATGCTCTTAACAGATACGATATTAAAGTAGAAGTAAACTCTTCTTCATTTGATGATATTGATTCAAGAAGAGAAGATGCTATTGCTTTCTTCAATGTAATGATGCAATGAGCGCAAGCATGAGTTCCTGTTAACTTTACTGAAGCAATGAAAGATGTAATCAATACTTTCGAGAAGAGAGACCCAGATAGATACATTGCACAAGCTGCTCCTGCACAACCTTGAGCTGGTGCAGAGATTGCACAACCTGCAGTTGCTCCAGGTGCTGCTGCTGCATTAACAGAAGCTGTTGCTAAATGATGAGTAACTGCCTGATTATAAACTAACACAACGCTATGTGAATTAACGAAGAACTAAAGAAGAAAAAGGTACAAGAAGACCCAAATAAGCATGCTATTGAACTTTACGAAGAACAATTAAGAGCTATTACTAACATCTCTGACACTAAGTGATACCAAGAGATCAAAAGATATTGGGCAACTGAATTAGAATGAGTTAAATCACAATACCCTATCGTTAAAGAGGGTGATTTGCATAAATTACAAGTAAAAGATAGTATAGCATCGAGCTTTCTAGCATTCCTTGAGAATCTAGAAGATGCTAAGAACATTAACAAATTGGCAAAACAAAAGTAGAGCATTAATTGCTCCTCACAGTCCATTTTCCATAGCGTGGACTGTGAAGAGTTATTAAACTCGATTACAAACTAACATATTAACTTATGAACTCCCAAGATCAAGGCGCAAGCCAATCTACTAATGAGCAATCTACAGTAGTTAGTACAGGTGATGAAGGTGCAAACCAATCACAATGAACAACTTGAAACACAGAAGAAACGGTTTCACACGAAGAGTATAAAAAGCTACAAGCTGAATATACTAAATCTCGTCAAGAACTATCTGAATTCAAGAAAACAAGCGAACTGTCTGATGATGACAAACAAGCTGTTGACTTTCTTAAGAAGAACAACTTCCTAACTAGAGATGATCTAGATAAAGCAGTTGCACAACAAGCTAATGATTCTCATCTTAATACGATAATCGCTAACAATCCAGACTTACAACAATACGAAGTTGCAATCAAAGAACTTGCTAAAAGTACTTGAACTGCTCCTGAAGATATTATTGAAAAGTACGGATTTAAATCTAAAGACAAACTAGCAAGAGCTAAAGCACAATGAGATGTAAAATGATCACCATCTGATAAGCCTAAAGCAATCGCAGATATGTCTATGGATGAATATGCAAAATGGAAAAAGGATAAATGATTCTGAAATAATAGGTCATCTTTCATCTAAGAACATTCTGCTAAGTTATGGAAAGCTATGGAACGCTATTACTAACTTAACAAACAAATAAAATGGCTAATAATTTTACTGCTGACTTCCCAGAAATCTGGGCTAAAGAGCAACAAGAAGTTTTCTACAAAGAAAACGTAGCAACACAAGTTGCTGACACATCATTTAAAGGTGAAATGTCTTTTGGAGATACTCTAAACAGACCTTACAGATCTTCTAACGCTGTACAATCGTACACTAGATGAACTGCAATCACTATTAATGATAAAACAGATACTCAAGAAGCATTGACTGTTAACAGACAATTCGCTGATGGGTTCTACATGGATGACTTTGATAAAGTTCAATCTAGATATGACCTAATCGCTGGTTATGCTAGAGATGGTTGAGAAAA